AAACAGAAGAGTTTAAATGCCAGGTGTTGGTATTTATGCTGATGATGGTGCATACGTTGTACTAACTAACTGTGATTTTTGTTACGTAGTCGGAACATTTTAAGGAGTTTAAATGGCGAATACAACATCCTCGTCTTACTCTTTTGATCAGGATTTTTCTATTGATGAAATAATTGCTGATGCATACGAAAGAATTGGTTTGGTTGGAACTGCAGGTCATCAAATAAAAACTGCAAGAAGATCATTAAATATTCTTTTTCAAGAATGGGGTAACAGAGGAATACATTTTTGGGAAGTAGGAAACACTAATGTAAATTTAGTAGAGGGATCTACAACCAATATTGACGCAACAGCAGAAGGTTCTGGTGTTTATACTTTTTACAGAAACTCAACAGACGTTCCTGGAGGAGGAGAGCCTCCACAAGCTACAACTGTTCCAACAGCCAATGTTTATGGTATTTCAGATATTTTAAATGTTACCTACAGACAAAATTATAACACTACAAATCAATCAGATATTGGTTTAACAAAAGTTGCAAGAGATTCATATTCTGCAACAGCAAACAAAACATCAAAAGGAACACCCTCACAATTTTGGGTGCAAAGATTTATTGATAAAGTTACGATTACTATTTATCCTTTACCTAATTCAACTGCTGCATCAAACTTTTTAAATGTTTATTATGTAAAAAGAATTCAAGATGCAGGAACTTATACTAACGCAAGTGATACACCTTTTAGATTTGTACCATGCATGATCGCAGGATTAGCATATTATTTATCTATGAAGTTTGCACCACAAAGAACACAGGAGATGAAGTTGTTGTACGAGGATGAGTTAGCAAGAGCATTATCAGAAGATGGTTCTGCAGCTAGCACATACATTACTCCGAAAACATACTATCCAAATATATAATGGCTAGATTCGCAAAAGGAAGTAAAGCATTAGCAATATCCGACAGATCAGGTGCGGCTTTTCCATATAGAGAAATGGTAAAAGAATGGACTGGTGCATGGGTACATGTTTCTGAATTTGAACCAAAACAACCACAACTACAACCACACCCAGTAGGTGCTGATCCCCAAGCTTTAATGCATGCAAGACCAGCAAGAGTGGAGTTTCCTGTTCAAGATATTTTACCAAACAATCCTTTTACAACCACTGCTGCATCTGGAACTTTAAGTGTATCTTATCCCTCAAATCAAATAAGTTATGGAACTACTTATGTAAGATTTCAATCCGTTAAAAAACCTGTGGGTGGTGTTGCTGTTTCTACTTTACAATTAGAAACTACACTAAACGGAAATATAAGTGATTCTGCCACAACAATTGTTTTAACAGATGCAACTGAGTTTCCAACTTCTGGTTTTATTATGATAGAAAAAATTGATACAACTCCAGACACAACTAATTACGGAAAATATTTAAATGAAGTAATTCAATACACAGGCAAAGCTGGTAATAATTTGACAGGGTGTACACGTGGAACAGCTGCACCATTTAAAGGAATAACTTTATCTAATACTACAGCAACTACACATAGCAGCGGAGCAAAAGTTTTTGGATCTTATTTAGCAACTGCTATTGGGACCACAGTTCAAACAGGGGCTCAACCAGCAACTGAAACACAATATAATTCTATAACAGTGCCTTTAGTATCTAATGCTTCAAGCACAGAAACAGGAGGCGGTTTTCAATGTACAATTGGACCGATTAATGATAGAGCTTAATTATGGCTGGATACAATTTATCAAACTTACAAACAGATATTAGAAACTACACTGAGGTAGATAGTAACGTTTTTTCTACTGCAGTGTTAAACAGGTTTATAGAAAACGCAGAATATAGAATTGCATATGATCTTCCCATGGATTCCGACAGATTCGTGGATCAAGGTACGATGGCAACTGACGTAAATAATATTAGAGTTCCAGCAGGAACATTATTTGTAAGAGGTGTAGAAGTATTTAATGCTACTAATTCTACAGAACAAGGTACATGGTTAGAAAGACGTGATCAAACTTTTTTAAGTGAGTATGTAGGAAGGTTAACTGGACCAGAAGGATCAACTACTTCAGGAGCTGACGTTACAGGAAAACCCAAATATTATGCAATGTTTGGAGGAGCAACAGGCACAACTTCAACGACTTCAGGATCTATTTATTTAGCTCCTACACCAGATGCTAATTACATATTTAGAATATATTATAATAAAATTCCACCTAGTTTGGAAACCGATACCTCTGGAACTTATGTTAGTCAATACTTTCCACAAGGACTTTTATATGCTTGTTTGGTTGAAGCATATAGTTATTTAAAAGGTCCAACTGATATGTTGACACTATATGAAAATAAGTATAAAACAGAGCTACAAAAGTTTGCAGCGATGCAAATTGGAAGAAGAAGACGAGACGATTACACGGATGGTACAATAAGAATTCCAATCGAGTCACCGCCTCAGTAATTAGGAGTAAAATATTATGGCAATAACATCGGCAATTTGTAACAGCTTTAAAACAGAAGTTTTACAAGGTATACATAATTTTACAGCATCATCTGGAAATACTTTTAACATTGCATTATATACAAGTTCTGCAACTCTAAATAAATCAACAACTGCATACTCAACTTCAAACGAAATTACAAACACATCAGGATCTGCGTATACTGCAAAAGGAAAAGCACTTACAAGTGTTACTCCTGCATTATCTACAGATACTGCTTGTTGTGATTTCGATGACATATCTTGGACATCAGCTTCTTTTACAGCTAACGGTTGTCTAATTTTCAATGACTCAGCAACAGGTGATCCTGCAGTTTGTGCGATCGCATTTGGTTCAGACAAAACTGTAACAAGTGGAACTTTTACAATTCAATTTCCAACAGCTGACGCAAGTAACGCAATCATTCGTATAGCATAAGGAGTAAGTCCTTATGGCTAATACTTGGAACGAATCCGGTACTACCTGGGGTACAAATCGTTGGGGCACAACCGACGCAATTACTCAAGGATGGGGAGCCGATTCTTATGGACTAGGTAGTTCATGGGGTGAAGCTGGCGACGAAGTAGTTGCATTAACAGGTTTATCAGCAACAACATCATTAGGAACACCTATTTCAGGAGCCTTACAAGGTTGGGGTCGAGCTGAATGGGGTGAAGAGCCTTGGGGAGAAAGTGATAACCCGGTAGTTAATTTAACAGGTCTTGGATTAACTTCTACTTTAGGTTCACCAACAGTCACTGCAGAAATAAATACTGGTTGGGGACAAGATGGTTGGGGTGTTGAGAACTGGGGTGAATCTGGACAAACAGTTGTAATAGTTTCTGGTGTTGAAGCAACTACAGGCATTGGAGAAGATGTTAGTTGGGGCAAACAAACTTGGGGCTCTGCAAAAACTGGTTGGGGTGGTGAATATTATTTAGTTCCTGCAGATGTAATGGGTCTAACAGGATTAAGTTCTACATCAACTGTTGGATCACCAACAGCTATTTCTGATTTTACTGGAACTCTTACAGGAGTTTCTGCAACATCATCAGTTGGATCATTAAGTCCAGCAGATGTAATGGGATTAACAGGATTAAGTTCTACTGCTTCTGTAGGTGCATTATCTCCAGCAGATGTAATGGGATTAACCGGTTTATCATTAACATCAACATTGGGTGATATTACAATTACATCAAACCCAGTAATAGTTCCTGACGGTTTTGAATTAACTGCTACTGCAGGTGCATTAGCTCCAGCAGATGTTATGGGTTTAACAGGAGTTTCTGCAACTTCTACAGTGGGTCCATTCCCTACAGGAACACCAGCAGATGTTATGGGCTTGACAGGAGTTTCTGCAACTGCTAGTGTCTCACCAATAGGTGTAGCACCTTTAGGATATGAACGAATAACTGGCACACAAGATGCTGGTTATACGGCTGTTAATGCAGATACTATTTAATATATTATTGAAGTTGACAACAAGTATAAAATAAAATAAAAAAAGAGCATTATAGGAGTACAAAATTATGGCATCAACATATACACCTCTCGGCGTTGAACTAATGGCAACCGGCGAAAATGCTGGTACATGGGGAACAAAAACAAATACAAATTTAAATATTATAGAACAAATTACAGGTGGATTTACTACACAAGCTGTTACAGATTCAGGAACACCAACTGCTCTTTCTGTATCAGATGGATCAACTGGAGCAGCTCTTGCTCACAGAATTATAGAATTTACTGGTTCCCTATCTGCAGGTAGAGAAGTAACTATTCCTCTTGATGTACAAAATTTTTACATTTTAAATAATGCAACGAGTGGTGGTCAAACTGTAACTTTTAAATATGTTAGTGGTAGTGGTGGTACAGCAGTTGTTCCAAACGGAAAAACTGTAATTGCTTATGCTAAAGCAGACGATGGTACTAACCCTAACATCGTTATGGTTGAGTTTGGCGGAGATGTTGTTGATGATACTTCACCTCAACTAGGTGGAAATTTAGACACAAACGATTTTAATATTGCATTTGATGATGCACACGGAATCATTGATGAGAATAGCAATGAACAATTAATTTTTCAAACAACTGGTTCTGCTGTAAACCAATTTGATATTACTAACGCTGCAACAGGTAATGCACCTAGCATATCTGCAACGGGTGATGATACAAACATTAATTTAAATTTAGTTGCAAAAGGAACTGGATCTGTTCAATCAAATGGATCAGCAGTTAAAGTTGCAGGTAAAGAAAGTATTTGGGTCCCTGCAGTTGCTATGTACCCTAATACTACAAATGGTGCTGGAGCACTTTCTCAAACAGAATTATCAAACGGACCAGAAATTAAGGCATTGCCTTTTGATAAAACTTCTGACGAGTTTGCACAATTTGCAATTGCTTTTCCTAAATCATGGAATGAAGGAACAGTAACTTTTCAAGCATTTTTTACAGCAGACTCAACAGATACTGGTACGACTAAATGGGTTGTTAACGCAGTAGCGTTAGCTGACGACGACAGTTTAGATACTGCTTTTGGTACAGCTGTAGGACCAGCTGCAAAAGCTATGAGCGGTACAGCAAATGATTTAGCAGTCACTGCAGAAAGTGGCGCAATAACAATAGCAGGCTCACCAAGTACTGATGAATATGTTTTCTTTCAAATAGCGAGAGATGTGTCGGAGGATGATTTAGATGCCGATGCAAAACTTTTAGGAATAAAATTATTCTTTACTACTGACGCTGCTAACGACGCGTAATAAAAGGAGTATAGAGTATGTCATCATTCGGATATAAAATCCTAGGTCTAGGAGGAGGAGCTGGAGGACCACCATATCAAATAGATCACCTTACAATAGGTGGAGGTGGAACTGGCGGAGGAGCCTTCGGTGGAGGCGGCGGCGGAGCTGGCGGCTTCAGATCTGGAAACTTCATAGCAAATTCAAACACAGTTCTTACAATTACAGTAGGCGGAGCTAACGGAAATAGTTCTATCGCAGGAACTGGTATAACAACAGTAACCAGTAACGGTGGTGGTCCGGGAGGCCCAGGAGGAAACTCAAGTCCTGAAGGTCGTCCAGGTGCTTCTGGTGGTGGTTCTGGAGATGCAGGATCAAACCAAAGAGC